GGGAATGTCCGTGACGCAGCTGGCCTCGGCCGCCGTCACCGCGATCAATGCCGATGCCGACATGCCTGTCATCGCGACCTCGGCCGCCGGCGTCGTGACGCTGACGGCGAAGCATGCCGGCGAGACCGGCAACGCCATCGATGTCCGCATGCGCAAATTCGCCGACGAGATCCTGCCGGGCACGATCGCGGTCGCGATCGCCGCCGGCGTGGCCGGTTCCGGCAATCCCGATGCCACCACCCTGATCGCCGCCCTGGCGAATGAGTGGATGACCGATTTCATCATGCCCTGGGACGATGCGGCCAACCTTGCGGCGCTGACCGCCGAGCTGGCGGCCCGCTTCATGGCAATGGGCAAGAAGGACGGCCATGCCTATGTCGGCCATGCCGGCACCTATGGCCAGCTCGGTACGAAGGGCGCACTCACCAATTCGCCCTATCTCTCGCCGATCGGCGCCAAGAACGCATTGTCGGCCCCGTGGGAATGGGCGGCCGCAAACGCTGCTGTGTGCTCGTTCCACCTCACCAACGATCCAGCCCGCCAGCTCCGTTCACTGGCGCTCACCGGCATTGCCGGGCCGGATTCGATCGACTGCTTCACCGAGACCGAGCGCGACCTGCTGCTGCGCCAGGGTATCTCGACCTGGACGCGCCTGGCTGACGGCACGATCGTGCTCGAGCGCGTCATCACCGCCTACAAGACAACCTCGCTCGGCGCGCCTGACACCGCCTATCTCGACATCATGGTGCCGAAGACGCTGACCCGGATCCGCTACGACTGGGCGACCTATGTCACGCTGCTCTATCCGCGGCACAAACTCGCCGACGACGACAGCCCGGCCGCGAACAACAACAATGCGGTGGTGACACCGCGCCGGATGGCGGGCTCCTGGGCGACGCGCTGCAAGCTCTACGAGCGCCAGGCCTGGATCGAGGACGTCAATCGCACCATCTCGGAGAGCCTGTTCGAGCGCGATGCCAGCGACAAGAACCGCCTGAACGCCCAGCAGCAGATCCGCATCATCGGCAACCTGATGGTGCTCGCCGCGGCGCTCGAATTCCAGGTCTGACGCAAGACGTCTGACCGGCCGTCTGAACCGGCGCTTCAACGCGCCTTGAAAGGAGCATCCGATGACGCAGACGCTCGGCATCATCGACATCGTCTGGCAGGGCCGCAACGTGCCCGTCGAGAAGGGCGCCAAGCTCAAGCTCGGCGGGCTGAAGAACAACGCCGTGGTCTATGGCCGCAAGGTCGGCCGCGCCCAGGAATACGAGGGCTCGGAGATCGAGGCGACGACAGCGCTCGAGCGCGGCCAGCGCATGAAGGATCTCTACACCTCCGAGGAGGGCGAGCTGCAGGTGCAGTGCGATACCGGGCAGACCTATGTCTGGCCGGACGCCTTTCTGACCGACAACCGCGAAATGACCGGTGGCGAGGGCGGCAAGGTCGCCCTGAAATGGGCCGCCGGCGACTATGAAGAGGTGCTGGCGTGAGCAAGACCATCGTGATCGAGGATGCCGATGACCTTGCGCCTGACCAGGCCGGCGCCGCAGCCACCGTCGTGGTCGACGACGAGGGCGGCGAGTCGAAGAAGACGGTATTGCCGGCGCGCGCGATGCGCAACGACGACGGCACCATCACGCTGCCGCTGCTGAAGCCGGTGACCCTCACCGTCAAGAGCGCGTCGGGCCAGCGCGAGGAGACCTACGACACGCTCACCTTCCGCGAGATGACCGGGCTGAACCTGCGCATGATCGCCCAGGCGCCGCCGGAAAAGCAGACGGTGGTGGCGCTCGCCCAGGCGACCGGCATCAAGCAGCACCGCATGGACCCGCTCTTCGACAACATGCTGGCAAGGGACGTCACGGCCGCAGCTGCCGTGATCTCGTTTCTGCAGGAGTGAGTGGCCGGAAGACTGGCCGCTGATCGTCGGTTCCGTCGCCCGCTACTACGGCGGCGGCTTCGACAAGGCCGAGCGGCTGACGCTTCCCGCGCTGCGCTGGCAGTTCAACATCGCCGCCGAGCTCGAGCGCCGGGCGGCCGAGGCGGCGAAGGGATAGACGATGGCCAATCCGAACATGAAGGTCTCGGTCCTCGTCCAGCTCGTCGATCGGCTGACGGCGCCCTTGCGCGGTCTCACCCGCGGGATCTCGGCCACCGCCTCGGCGGTCGGCAATCTCGGCCGGCGTATCGGCGTCATCGGCGCGACGCTTGCCGCGCTCTCCTTCGCCGCGCCGATCCAGCAGGCGGCGGCCTGGGATGGGCAGCTGCGCGATATCGCGATCACCGCCGGCAAATCGGGGGCCGCCGTCGAGCAGATGATCGCCCAGTCGGGCAAGAGCTACGAGAAGCTCGCCCTGGAGACCGGCCAACGCTCGATAGAGATCGCCAAGGGCGCGCAGCTGCTCGTCGCTGCCGGCTTGGATTCCGGACTGATCGACAAGCTGATGCCGACGATTGCGCGTGTCGCCACCGCCGCGAACGCGACGATCGAGGACACCTCGAAGACCGCCTTTGCCCTCTCCGAGACGTTGAAGATCCCGGCCGACCAGATGGAAGCGGCGCTGGGCAAATTGGTGACGGCCGGCAAGCTCGGCCGCTTCGAATTCAAGAACATGGCGCAGGAATTCCCGAACCTGACGGCGCAGATGGCGAAGTTCGGCATCACGGGCATGGAGGCGGTCGAGCATCTCGGCGCCAGCCTGCAGATCGCGATGCTCGGTACCGCCAATCCGTCCGAGGCGGCGAACAACCTCAAGAACTTCCTGACCAAGATCAATGCGCCCGAGGCGATCAAGAAATTCGAGAAGGAGCTCAAGGTCGACGTCACCGGCGTGATGACCGACGCGGCGGCGAAGGGGATCAATCCGGTGGAGGCCGTCGTCCAGAAGCTCACCGACAAGCTGAAGGTGCCCAAGGCCGAGATCGACAAGATCATGAAGAAGGCCAGCGCCTCCGGCATGTCCGACAAGGAGCGCGAGGCGACAATCCGCAAGCAGGTCGCACAGCTGATCTCAGGCTCCAAGATCGGCAAGGTCTATGCCGACATGCAGGTCCTCGATTTCCTGATCCCGACACTGCTCAACGTCGACAAGTTCAGGGACTTCAAACAGCAGCTGAAGGATTCCGGCGTCGATGTGATCGCCCAGGACTTCGACAGCCGGATGCGCGGCCTGTCGCAGCAGATGCTGATGTTCAGCGAGCTCGGCAGCCAGGCCATGCGCCGCATCGGCCTCGCCTTCGCCTCGAACCTGCCGATGGCGAACAAGGCGATCACCGAGCTGCTCAAATGGGTCGCCGCCATCGACGCAAAATGGCCAGGCCTGGTCGATGGCGTCTTGTCCTGGACCGGCGCTCTGCTGGCGCTCGGCGCCGCCATCGCGATCCTGACGCCTGTGTTCTCTGCCCTCGGTGCCGTGCTCGCCCTGATCTTCTCCCCGATCGGACTGATCATTGCGGGCTTCGTCGCGCTGGGAGCGGCAGCCTATTACCTCTACCAGAGCTGGGACACCGTCGTTGCCGGGCTCAAGCGCATCTGGGACGATGTCGTCGCGGCTTATGCGGCGCTCTACACTGCGCTTTCGCGCGATATATCGGCTGCCTGGACCGCCATGCTGCAGGCCGGCTCCGCTGCCTGGGACGGTATCAAGGCGAAGGGCGTGGAGTTCCTGAGCTGGGCTCAGAGCCTGCCGGCGCAGCTGACGCAGATCGGGTCCGCCGCCATCCAGGGCCTGTGGGACGGCATGGCCTCGCGCCTGGACGCGATGATCGCCTGGCTGCAGGCGAAGTGGGCAACGATCACGGGGCTGTTCAAGCTGCCATCCTTCGGCGCCCCTATGCCCGGCACCCCCGGCGGCACCGGCTACGATCCGATGGGCAATCCGACCGGCGCGATCACGCCGGGCTCTGCGCCGGGCTCGGCGCCGGGCGCCGGGATCGGCGGCACGAACGGCTTCACCCGCACCGCGGGTGGCCCCGCCGCCAACAGCAACGTCCAGGTCGGCGGCCGGATCGTCGTCGAGGCCTCGGAAGGCTCGCGCATCGTCAATGTCCAGTCGGAAAATCCGGCCGTGCCGGTGACGCCGAACCGCGGCAGCATGCTGGGGAGAGCCTAAATG